GGTCGGCGCGGCGGGCGTGCCGAGGGCGAGGGAGGTGTTGCCGGCGAGGATCGCCATTTCCTCCTTCAGCATGGTCTTCTGCAGGAGGCGCATGGCCATGGTGGCCTGGATGTCCTCGAAGCCGACCGCGGCGTTGATGGCCTCGAAGGTGGCCGAGTCCTCTTCGCCGAGGGTGACGTAGGGCGCGGACTTGGTCGCGGTGACATAACTCATCTGGCCGGCGCGCTGGCCTTCGGCCACCCAGCCGATGGCGTCGTAGCCGGAGCCGACCAGGGCGCTGACCTGGCGCCAGTTGGTGGCCGTGCCGCCGGCGCCGGAGACGCGGGGGACCCTGTTCCGCAGGGGCGTCGCGGCCGGATAGAGGTTCTTGGCCGGCGCCTGCAGGTCGAAGGCGACGAGCCCAGTGGCGGTTGAGATGGACTTTTCCAGCCGGTCGGGATCGACGCCGGCCTGGGCCAGGATGGTGCGGGCGATATCCTCGGATGGCCGGGACATGGCGCTGACGAACGACTTCTTGAGCTGGTCGGGCGAGAGGGAGGTGTTCATGGAGGCGATGCTCCTTTGGAGGGGCATGGGAGAGATGGTCAGCCGAGCGGTATCGGCCGGCGCAGGGACGACTTCATCAAGAGGAAGGCGCGCTCGTCGGGGGTGAGGGCGGCGAAGGCCTTCTGGGCGTCGCCGGGTGACGGCTCGGGCGTGCCACCGGCAGGGTCGGCGTCGTCGGACTTGCCGATGCCGTGGGCGTGCGGGCTGGCGGCGGTGCGCGGCGGCAGCGGGGTAGCGGCGAGGCGCTCGATCAAGGCGTCCTGGGCTTGGAGCCGGCGCTCCAACGCCTCGACGCGCGGCAGGGCTTTGGCGAGCGCGGCCTGGAGCAGCGAGCCGCCGTCGAGCTTGGCGAGATCGTGGATGGTAAGCGCCTTGTCGGCGTCAGGGCAGTTGGCGGGATCGCAGACGGCGCCGAGGGCGGCCAGGGCGTCGTGAGCGGCCTGAAGGGCGTCTGGGTCCGAGCCGGCCAGGTCGGCGAGGCGATTGCCAATGTCGGACGCGTCGTCCGGCGTGTTGTCCGCCTCGGGATCGTCGCCGCAGTCCGCGTCGTCAGTGTCGGCCGGATCCGCATCGGCGTCGTCGGGGGCGTCGGCGTCCTGGCCATCGTCGCTGTTGTCCAGACCGTCGGCGCCGTCGTCCTGCATCGCCGCCTTGGCGCCGCCCGAGGGCAGCTCGGCGATGAGGGCGGCGCGGGCTTTAGCGACGTAGTCTTTCCAGGCGGCGGGGCGGCCGGCCGTCCGGGCCATCGCGGCGGCGCGGGCTTTCACGGCCTCGTTGCCAAACCGCGGGGGCGGCGCCTCGTCGATCGCGTCGGCTTTCCAGAGATCGATGACGGCTTCGGGGTTGGCGGGACGGTCGACCAGGCTGATCTCGGAGAGCCGAATCTTGGTGATGACGGTGGCGTCGGTCGCGTCGCGGGCCAGCACCTTGCCTCCGATGGAGAAGCCCGAGTAGGTGCGCGACTTGACCTTGGCGATGGCCACCGGGTCGACCACGTGGGCGACGATGCGGGTGGCGCCGTCCTCGTCCACGGTGGCCTCCAGCGTGCGGCCGGCGGCGGTGGGCTGGTGCATCTCGCGCAACGCCGGATAGCGGGCGTAGTCCGGCAGCGCGGCCTTCATCGCCTCCGGCCGCACGATCTCGCCGGCGTCGTCGCGGGCGCCGGTGGAGGCGACGCCATAGACTTTCAGCGTCCCGTCCGGCTGGTCCTCGATCTTGGTCAGTTCGCCGAAGAGGCGCATGCGGTCGGGCTCCAACGCAAAGCCCCTTCCCCTTGCGGGCGGGGGTTGGGGATGGGGATGTCGGCTCGGTGAGTGGTGTCGAGCGGGATGCCAGCCGGGGAGATCGAGCTGACACCCCCACCCCACGCCCCCACCCCGCAAGGGGGAAGGGAGATCACGCCGGAGGGGTTGGAGGTGCGGCGGCGGTGAGCGGAACCGCGCCGGTTCCGAGGTAGATGCGGGGCTCATCGCCGCCGGCGACCGGGGAGAGGCCGCGGCGTTGGCGGACTTCGTTGACGGTGGCCGAGCCGTTGCGCAGGGATTTGTCGTCGACGTCGGCCTGGATCTGGGGGTCGATCTGGGGGGTGTCGACCCAGGCAAAATCGAGGTCGGTCTCGCCGAAGTCGGTCTCGTTGACGCCGTCGATCAGGCGTCCCACCCAGTGCTTGAGGGGGCTGAGGCCCTCCTCCAGGCTGCGGTCCTGGTCCTCGCCGGCGGTGGCGCGGTTCATCTGGCGCACGAACGGCGTCGGCGGCAGCGAGAAGGCGAAGGCGACGATGCGGGCCAGCCACTCGTCGAAGTCGTCCTTCAGCGGCGGGTCCTTGAGCGACTGGTAGTGGGCGCCGGCCGGCGTCCAGATCAGCTTGGCCCGCTCGGCGGGCTGGCCGGCGAGCTGGGCGTTGAGCCACAGCTGCAGCTCGCGGATCTGGCTGGGGCCCCAGCCTTCGGGCGCGGTGAGGAAGCCCAGCGGGGCGTTGCCCTCGGTGAAATAGGCCAGCTGGGCGGCCTGGCGGTTGATCAGCGTCTGGATGGTGACGACGATCTGCTCCACCGGCGAGAAGCCCAGCACGTGGTTGGGGCGGCGGTTGCGCGGGGCGTAGAGGAGATCGTCGGTGGTGAGGTCGGCCCAGACGCGGCCCTTGATGATCTGCTGGTAGGCCGGCGCGGGCGGGACCGGCGTGCGGCCGGTCTCGTCCACGAGGAGCTTGATGGTGTCGCCGGGGACGACGTCGAGGCCGATCAGCCGCCCGGCCCGGTCGCGGCGCTTCTCGAACGCCGGCGCGTCGATGGCGAGCAGATCCTCGACGGCGAGGCGCAGCCAGGCGGCGAAGGGGTGGACGCCGTCCGGGCGGCGCCAGAACTGGGTGAGCTGCTGGATGCGGGCCTGCAGCGCCGGTGTGGCGGCGACGCCGTCGCGCGGGTTGAAGCGCCAGTGCAGCGCCTCCAGCTGGTCCTTGCGGGTCTCGATGGCGAGGCGGACCAGCTCCACGTTGGAGAACGCCCGCAGGTGCGCGAACCCGAACGGCTCGGCCGCGCGCGGCGTGATGACGGCGTTGACCCCGGTCGGAAAGTCCCAAAGCCGCACCGGCTCCTGGTCGGGCGGCGCCAGCGGCTGGCCCGGGGAAAAGACCGCGTCGGTGACGCTGGGACCGAGCGGGCCGTAGCGCGCCTGCCAGGACAACGAAGTGCGATATCCGCCGGTGGGGGGCATGCAGCGGCTCCTTCGGCGGTCAGTCGGTGGCGCGCGCGGCGAGGTCTTCCCGCGCCATCTCCAGGAACCCGGCGCTGGCGATCCTCGTCTGAAACGCACTGAACGCGCGGCTCGTGGCGTCGGCGTCGTCGTCGTGGCTGGCGGTGGGGAAGCCTTCCAGCGAGGCGAACCAGGCGTCGTTCCACGCCCCGCGCAGCACGTGGATGTTGCCGGCTTCGGCCTGGGCGCTGAAGGGGCCGAATCTCGTGGTCTTGTCGCCGCTTTCGGGGGTGGCGCGGACGGTGAAGCCTTCGAGGGCGCGGATGAGGGCGGCGGCCTGGGACTTGCCGGCCTGGCCGGGGTCCTGCGGCAGGGCGATCTCGACCTCGGGGCCGTCCTCGGCCGCCGTGTTGACGAGGAAGCGCTCGACGCCGGCGGGCGTGGCGCGGGTGCGGCGGTGGTCGAGCACGAAGTACCTCCCGTCGAGGCTGCGGCCGAGCTTGACGCCGCAGGTGAAGTCTGGGTCGTTGGTCTCGGTCTTCGGCGTGGCCGCCAAGTCCCAGCCGCGCTTGACGGCGAGGCCGGCGGGGACGACGTCGACCACCTGGCACCAGGCGCGGTTGAAGAGCAGGCCGGCGGCCGGGCGAATCTTCCAGTTGCCGTGCAGCAGCCGCTCGCGCTCCACCCGCGGCAGCGCCATCAGGCCGGCGCGGTAGTCGGGGTCGGCGCGGGTGAGCGCCTTGTTATCGTCGAGGCTGGCGTCAACGAAGGTGAGCGAGCGGGGACGCAGCTCCGGGTACTGACGACGGAGCTCCCGCTTGTCGACCGCCCACTGCAGCCGATCGCCGGCGCGGACGAACCAGCGCAGGCGTCCGGCGCGCTCGCGGATGGCGAGACCGGTGTCCGGATCGATCCACCAGGCGACCAGCTCGGCCACCCAACTGTCCGCATCCGGATTGCAGGTGGCGCGGATGTAGGGCGTGACGCCGCCCGGCGAGCGGTTGCGCGCGGTCATGCTCCAGAACTGGGCGGCGGTGAAGTGAGTCAGCTCATCGAAGCAGATCAGCGGCACCTGCGCGCCTTGCCAGTCGAGCACGCTCTTGTCGTGCTCCAGGTGGGCGAAGCGGACCCGGGCGCCGGAGGGAAACCGCCATTCGAGCGTCGCTGCGAGTGGCTCGCCGGCCTGGGTCGGATAGACCTTGAAGCTCTCGTCCCACAGCCCGCCGGGATTGCGGACCTGGACCGTGGTGCGGCGGAAGAAGACCGCGGAGAAGTCCGAGTGGAGCCGGTGCTTCAGCGGCTGCAGCAACAGCGCCCAGGTCTTGCCGCCGCCCGCCGCGCCGCCGTAGATGGCGATGTCGGCCTTGGAGGCGAGGAACTTCCGCTGCGGGCCGGGCTGCGGGCGAAAGACCGGCTCGTCAACGCCGGGCGCCGGGAGGGCGGCGCTCGCGTCCGTTGTCGGGGAGCTCGATACGGGCGGTGACCCTCGGCGTTTTGTCGGCGGCTTTGGCGGGCGGGCGCGGGCGATCGGCGGACCTCCCAAAGCGCTGGGCGTAACCTTTGGCCCAGGCGGCGGCGCGGAACATGCGGCCGGATGCCAGTATCTCGCGGGGCTGGGCGTCCCACCAGGCGCGGGCCTGGGTGTCGGCGTCGGCGAGCGCCTGGGCGAAGGCCGGTTGCTCGGCGGCCCAGGCGTCGAAGTCGGCCAGGGATACGCCGAGCTGGGCGGCGATCTCGGCGCGGCTGAGGCCCAGGGCGCCTTGCAGCGCAACGCCATTTGCAAGGTGCGGATCGTAGGGGCGGATCGGGGGCAT